AGTAGTTGGGAAGAACTCTTTTTATTGTATAGAGAATTTGAAGAAAAGTTAGACATGTGGTCAGAAAAAAATATAAATTGTACATGGGATATACAAGTCTTGATAGGAGACATGGAATATATATTAATAGTAACAGTAGAAGATGAAAGCACTGAAGAAACAGAATAAAAGAAGAATATATATTGATGGTAAACCTATAAGAGTGGCGTATGAAGTGTATCAATTATTAGAAAACCAAAAATTACAATTACAACAGTACGAAGCTATACTTACTGCGTATTTAAAAGAAAAAGAAGAACAAGATGGAACAAAAGATAACGATTAAAGTAAATTCTACACTAAAATATCTACAGTTCTGGAACGGGGTGTTTAATCTTACTTCTACAGAAGTAAAAGTTTTAGCAGCCTTAGTAGATGCAGCTGTTGTTTTAGAAGATCCTAGTATATGTTCTGCAAAAGTTAAAAAAGCTGCAGCAAAAGTTTTAGGATTAGCAGACTTCAATACATTAAATAATTATGTAAAGAAGATGAAAGACAAAAGAGCTATTAGAAAGGATGGTAAAAATTATATCTTAAGTAGATTATTAAATTTAGATACTAAGAAAGTAGAAGTAAACATTAACTGGAATGAGTAAGGATAAAATGCCAAGTTTATGGCAGATGACTAAGAGTTTTAGTAAAGATCTTGCTAAGTATATATCTGAAGGTGCTCCTAATGTATCTGAAGCAGACTACGCAGAGAGATTATCTGATTGTAATAGCTGTGAACATTTAATAAGAGATAGAATGAGGTGTGGTAAATGCGGATGTTTAATACAACACAAAGCAAAATGGAGATCAACTACATGTCCTATAAACAAGTGGAAATCACAAACCAATGGCAAAGTCGAAAAAAGAAGTAATACAGATACTAGCGACAAAGTATAATTTACCTCTTGAAAAGGTAGAGAAAATTATAAACAGCCAGTTTAAGTATGTAGCAAAAATTATGTCTGAAGGTAATTTTCACTCTGTAAGACTGCCATACTTTGGTAGATTTTATTCTAAAAAAGAAAGAAGAGATAATATAAATGGAGTTACTAGAGATAGTTGATAACGTAGCAGTGCCATCACCATATGCACTAAGTATTATAGAATTTAAGCCTTTAGATTCTAAAGAACTTGCATATGTGTACTTTATGTGTGATCATAAATCTCCATATGCTGTATATGATGAAGAGAGTAGGCATGATGAGGTAGTGTTAGGTGTATATGGTAAATCAAAGTGGGCACCTAGTTCTAAAGTAAAGGCAGCTTGTGATACATATAAAAAGTTAAAAGAAACATCTGCAGTAAAACTGTTGAAGGCAGCAAGACTGTCAGTAATAAAATTACAAAAGTATTTTGAAACTGTAGATCTAACAATGATGGACGATAATGGTAGACCAATCTTTCATGCAAAGGACTTGGTTGCTAATTTATCTAAGATGGGAGATGTAGTTAGTGGATTATCAAAACTAGAGGAACAAGTAGCTAAACAAGAACAAGTAAATACAAATACACGTGGCGGTGTTGTAGTTAACAAATATAGTTCGTAGATTTGAGACATGGATTTTTTAGAAGACTTACAAGATTATAACAATGCCATGGATAATGCGTATGACTTTGTAACTAAAAGAATAACTCTTGATGATATATACGAGCAGGCTGAGAAGACGGGTAGGATAGAAGATTTTTATTTACCTTTTGATCCTATAGAAAGTGATGGAAGAGATGAAGCTACTTTAGATTTGTTAATACATCATTTTATAAGCACAGAAGAATATGAAAAATGTCAGGAGTTACAGAATATAAAAAACAAATTTTTAAACAAACGCAAGGACTAGCTCCAGCAGCTAATAAGTATCTTAAGAACGGATATTATACTAATGCACTGCCTGGTACAAAACCATACTTTGAATACTGGGACGAAGAACGCAAAAGATGTTTATATGGGTACACCTATAATGGTGTAACAATCACAGGCAACCACTATTTTTATCTTAACTATTGTCCCATTGACAGATCTGTTGATGAGGAACTACCAGATGGCACAGTTATAGCTCGAAGAGAGCGTACATTCCCAGCATTTTACGATGGAGATTGGAAATACTTTACTGCAGTAGACAGATGTAGGAAAGAAAACAAGCATATGACAGTGTTAAAAGCACGTCGTAAAGGATTTTCTTATAAAGCTGCAGCTATGCTAGTACGTAACTACTTTCATGTGCGTAATAGTAAGAATTATGTTTTTGCAGGACAGAAAGAATATTTGATTGGGGATGGTTTATTATCTAAAGCTTGGGATATTATGTCATTTGTAGATGATAATACAGCATGGACACAGCCAAGATTACGAGATAGAGAAATGCACAAACAATCTGGGTACAAGAAGAATGTGAATGGTGCACTTGTAGAGATGGGTATGAAGTCACAGATTATAGGTGTGTCATTAAAAGATGATCCAGATAAAGTAAGGGGTAAGGCAGGTGAACTTATATTTTTTGAAGAGGCAGGATCATTTCCAGGACTATTAAAAGCTTGGGAAGTAGCTATGCCAACAATGCGTCAAGGTAGTAAGACACTAGGTACTATGATTGCTTTTGGTACAGGTGGTACACAAGGCGTAGACTTTGCAGGTATGGAAGAACTGTTCTACAATCCAGAGTCATATGATTGTTTATCTTTTGCAAATGAGTGGGATGATGGTGCTATGGGCACAGAGTGTGGGTACTTTGTACCAATCTTTGAGAACTTAGAAGGATTTATTGATGATGATGGTAACTCTAAGATAGAAGAAGCTAAAGAGTTTGAACAGACTAATAGGAATAAAAAGAAAGGCACTAATGATCCAAAAGCCTACGATCAATATATAGCAGAACATCCATTATGTCCTAGTGAGGCTA